ATCCAAGTAGTGAAGCAGTGAAATCAATGTTCTGATTGATGATTTCCCAGACCTGCCTCAAATCTACATTAGGATTGATATAATATATTTTCCCACCTGCCTCTCCGCTGACCGGATCACGAGGAATATTGATATGCCTGGTGAGCCCAATTATCAATTCACGATTATCGGGAAAACCTTCTGTGCAGAGAGTAGCAAAAGATTGATAATCAAGAGCTAAATCAAGATTTGTAAGCTGAATATTGGTTCGGAGATTTTGTGGAACTATTGCATTATCTTCTTCGTTCCAGAAGCAATTAAGAGGATAATCCAGTTCAAACCAGGCAATAGGAATTTTGCCGTAAGGGTTAGGAATAGGTTCTTTTATGATTTTATCAATTCCATAATCAGTTTTAAGAGTTGCTTCGGTATATGATTCTGTAGTCCAGATTGCCCATATATCAGAGCGTATCGGCAATAGATTATTACTCTGGGTGTTAATTCGATACATAATTTTTATGGGGGTATCGGGGAAATAGTCATCAGTAATCACAATACAGCGATCTGGAGTCAGAATGTCAAGTCCCACCTTTTTTGTAATTGGATTCCATATCGGGATAACACCAATCTTGCCACATAATTCCGTAAATCTATCTATAATTTTGAGTTTGCCAAATAAATTCGCTTGGTCAAATACTCCGGTAATTGCGTCTTTAATGTTTTGATTATCTGTATCCGGTTTAATTTCCGGGTCTCGTTGAAAAGTTTTAGCAAGCTGATGAATAAGAGATTTCGTTAGAGGCACCGTAATGATGTAATTATATATATCTTTGAATGTTCCCGGGTATCTTTTTTGCATTTCTTCTTTCGTGTATTCATATTGATTATTGTAGTAACAATCAATATATTTAACGGCATTATTCATTCGTGTATTATTGTCTTTTCTTAGTGCTTCTGCCTTGCTTTGCTCTATTATATTCATTAGGCAATTCTCCAATCATTTTCTTTGATTTTATTTAGATTTATTATATTTCTTAATGCATCAGAAATATGAGTTAACATAGTATCTTTTGTCTTTTCAATCATCCCGTTTTGGTCTGTCGTCACTTGTTCCAGATCGGCAATAAGATGAACGCAGGTCGGATCAATTACTATTCTATTATGAGCAAATTCTCCATTAGTAATATTGAGCGATCTGCGTTGTGAAATTCCGTGCTTATATCTCAATTGCCATCCTTTTCTCGCTAATATTTCCAAGTCACTTATATAGGCATTTGTCTCTCTCGCCGAACCTGTGCAATCAGGATAAATTACAAGTAATCTATCTGGATAATTAATAGCAATTAAATCAGCCATTTGGTATGTATTTGAATTGCGGAGATAATATTCAGAAAAGACATGAAGCGTGTCACCTCGCCAATATCCTACTACTGCTGTCATTGGGTCAACATTGAAGTCAATACCAATCTGTAATATGTCATTTGGCATAGGTGGTTCTACTTTCTTTATATGCTTATCTCGGGAAAAAGCATAATATGCCTGTATGCCATTCAAATTTACAAACTCTCCCCGGATATAAGCGTTAACCATTTTCTCATCATAACTTGCTAATAAATCATCTATATATGTTTGAGAAAGATATATGTTATCAGTTGTTTTGGCTCTAATTAGTTTAGTTCCGGGATTTGGTTTTTCCTGAAGAACTTCATAACAAGTTGAAAATCCTTCTGGAGAGCTGACCATAAACAATTGACTATCTTTTCTGCCTCTCAATCTTTCCCTGAAGCGATTTACTGCTCTAAGCCCTTTTTGCTTCGGAATAATATCTATTTCATCAATTCCTGCATCCGTAAATGTTTCGCCTACTATTCGTTCTGGATACAAAATAGATTTGATATGCAAATCGCCGAAATCAGTTTTTATTAGAAGATTAGATATATTTGAAGTATAATTTATTTTGCATTCATCAAGTATTTCACAGAACGGGAAAAAAAATAGAGATTTCCCCATTTCGTAAGTTGGATAACCAATCCCTATATTAGATTTGCCGATTGCTCCCGGTCTTTTCGTGAGACAAAGGAATGCTTTATAAAGAAAACTGATTGTTTTTCCTGAGCCGAGGCCACCTACTAACCCCAAAGTTCTTGACCAGTCATTCAAGAATTGCCATTGATGCGGCAAAAAATCTTCTTCTCGTAATCTAATTGTTATCACTTTCTGCCTGCTTTTTTGGCACTAATATAACTGTATAATTTTTGTTCACATCCTCATCAGGCATTGGATTATCCTTCTGATCGAGATATTGTTTTCCGAGCCAAACTAATAGAGTAGGATTTCTATCCTCAATCGCTGTTTTGACCTGCGCTTCGGATAGTTTCATCTTCATTCCAGAAAATCCTTTTTTATATGCCTTGGAAAATTCAGATTTATCGTCTTGCATGGCTTGGCGAATAGTATCTACATGGCAGCCGATCTGCTCAGCCATTGTGTCGTATGTCGCACGGAAATAGCCGAATATTTTGGCTTGCTTTGGATCAAGCTCAATGCGCGGTCTGCCTGTGGGTTTTTTAGCTTTCGGATTTTGTTGCTTTTTCATACTTCATTCTTTCTCTTATTTGATTTTTTGTTTCCCATGCCTTTTTGTATTCCGTATTTGCAAAAAGCTTTGAAAATCCAGTAAGATGTTTTAGCTTTAAAAGCTCTTCTGGCTCCATCCCAAGCTCATTACACACGTCCGCATCACTCATGCCTTCGTCAAGCATCTTAAATACAAGGTTACTCATACCATCTATGCTGTGTTCACCTCTTGCTCTGTTATGCCTAACAGTTGCAGCCATTCTTTCTGATATGTTTTTGTCAATAACTACAATTGGCAGCATCCCCATGTTTCTGTCATATATATCCTTTTTTGTTTTACAAACATAGTACCGGTGGAATCCATCAACGATAACGTATTTATCTTTTTTTTTGTCATAAATAGTGACAATTGGCTGAGTATATCCATCTTTTTTTATGCTTGTATACAATAGCCCCATTTCCACTGGAGCAACTGAGTTTGGGTTATATCCGTTAGGTTCTACCTTTTCTATGGGAACCCACATGACATAGTCTATGGGCTGTTTTATTGGGCATTCTTCGTGTAGTGCCTTTCTTTCTTTATTTATGTCTTCTATGGTTTTCATTTATGCGCCTTTTTATGGTTTCTACTTGGTCTTTCGTTAAGTACTTAGAATACTTTACCATTTCTTGCTTATATATGCCTCTATGGAATTGACGGAATGCATTTACGTGCTGCGTAAGTCTAAAGTTTTGCATTTTTGTAAAGTCCCAGTCTGAAGATAATATTGTGTTTATAGCCACCTTCCAAAAATCTGTTTCTATGCTATCACCCTTTTCTATAAATGAAAACTTATAGTCATACTGTATTTGTTTTTCCCATTCCTTCCTGTATTTATCTTCCTGTATTATGTTCTCGGCCAAATAATAAGCGTATTCTCTCCATGAGCTAAATGCTTTTGGAAGTTTTTGTGGGCATGTAAATGATTTTGATTTTATTTGCTTTATTGTGTTTGCTCCATTTATTCTGTTCTGTAGCTTTACCCATGTCTCTGGTTCTATTTCCTGCACCTCTGTTAAGTGCTTTAACGCAGTTTCGTGATGCAAGTTTGATATCCTCATTCCTTTTACTGGAATGCCAAACCTAAACATTTGATCATACACTTTGTTATATCTTGCTCCAGTGCTTTCAATGTATTTCCAAACATCGGTATAGCTCCAGTCATATATCGGATAGAAAGTATAATGGTTTTGGTTTTTGCTCAATACCTTCCCCCACGTGATCCATTTATAAGTTACCCCTCTTGTTAATACCATTGCTCTTTTCGGGTTTTCTTCTGCTCTTACCCCTGAAATATAGCATGCTTTTTTGTTTTTGAACTCTTTTTGCATAATGGCAGCAAACAAGTCATGGAATCTATCTTTGCCGTATGTGTTTACCTTTATAGAAATATCGTTTTTGGGATGTATCCATTTGTCTTTGTTTTTTTCATCCCAACAATAAGCATATCTATCATAGCTTGACGCATTATTTGTTATTACCATTGGCATCTGATACCACATCGGGATAACGTCTTGTCTTCCCATTACTTCTGTCATGTAGTTAACAGTTCCCTGCCATTCCGCTTCTTGGTCAATCCACATTACGTGTATCGGTAGCCTGTTTTTTTCTTTGGCAATGGATAGGCACAGCTCAAGACATACCGTGCTGTCTTTGCCTCCGCTCATGCATACTATTATCACGGGAAATTCATCAAATAAGTATCTGATTCTATCTAATGCTGCGTCAAGCACTGTTTCCTTTTTATAATACCGCATATTCAACTCTTTTTATGCCATTCTTATATTCTTTTGTAACAATGCCGCCGAAAGACATGTATATGTTAATGCTGCTTTCTGTACAATTGGCATATCCGCTTTTTATCCCTTTTGATTTAGAATATGATATGCAATGTGCCAATAGTTTTCTACATATTCCCCTTTTTCTCATTGACGGGATAGTATATGACATTTTGAAATATGCTTTTTTCCCCAATATTACTCCGGTAACTGCTACCAAACGTTCACCTTCATAATATCCAAAAATTGTTGCTTTTTCAGATAGCAAAATACCGTCTTTTTTCATGTCATCCATAATTGGCAGCAAGTCTTTGAATGCTATTTTTTTAATCACATTTGGCTCTATTTATTAGCTTTGTTTCGCATACTGGATTTCCCATTGTCCAGTATTTATAACCGTTTGCGTAGTAATAAATATACGTCTTTTTAAAAAACCTCTCAGGCACTCCCAGTTCTCTGATTTTTTCAACCACGTATTCAAACTCCTTTGTGTCCCACGTTTCTTTAAGAGTATAGTAGTGTGGCATTTTGGGCATGCTTTTAGCAAACACAAACTTTGCTTGATCGAGCAATTGGTCGATGTTATGGCTTTTCAATAGTGTATTCATGTCCGCACTCTGGGCATATCAATTCTAAATATTGCTTATCGTCATTTGTCTTTGGGCTTATATCTGTATTTTCAACATCTTCGTCTGTTGTATCGGAGTCGTCAAAAGATGGGTTTTTTACATCTATCTCCGGCATATCAAGCCCAAGTTCATCAAGATCAAATTCGCCAAACTCAGCAGACAGTATCTCGAAATCCCAATCCCCGAGCTGCACATTATCTCGCAGAACAAATTCCTTTTGCTGTTCAGGAGTGAGATCTGTGGCGGCGATCGTCCACTCATCCGGGATGTCTTTCATGCCAAGCTTTCTAATAGCTGCGAGCCGCTGGTTGCCACCTAATACGTGCATGGTCTCTGGATCGTAAACTATTGGGCGTAACTTCATCATCTCAGGAAAAGATTCGATTGAGCGCATAAGTTTTTCAAGCTTGTCTTTACTGCATTTACGCGGATTATTAGGGTTGAATTTAAGCTTGTTTGTCTTCATTCATCGCCTCTATTATCCAGTTTTTGCTTTATCCATTTTCTTATCCTGAAACTAA